GAGACGGCGGTGGCCGGATTAATCAGGTTTTCGAGCAGACTGCTGCCGTTCGTGGTCTTTCGGAAACGTAGCGCGTACGCGGCGCCGTAATTCATCACAAGGCTGGTCTCATCGAGCGTGACGCCCAGACAACTATTCGAACCGTCGAGCTGTAACGACTTCACGCGCGCGAAGCCCAAGCCCTGCGCGATTACGTCGTGACTGACGCGGATGAGATCGCCGCGCTGGCAGACCAGGTTCTCGACATCACACTGCAGCTCGTAAGTCTGCGGGCGGAGCCTCCCTTGTGCAAGATGGAACCGGCCCTCCTTCCACGCCTGATTGATATCAGTTACCGAATTGGTGAGATCGAGCGTTTCGAAAAGCGTCGTAGTGGTCGCGTCGTAGGCGATGGCTCCAGTTAACGGCCCCGTCTGCTGGAGGGTCACACCTGTGCCACTGTATGTGCCAGTGCTTCCATTGCCACTGCTGTCCGCGGCATTCGCTCCGCTCGATTCGGAGAGCTTATAGAAGGCGACTGGCGAGTCGGCCAGCACCGCCGTGTCGTAAGCTGAATCGGTGGTGGCCGCCGCGTGCGCCGCGATTCGCGTCCCGCTGAGAGCCGAGTTATAGACTGCGACGCGCGCGATGGCGGCGTTGGTCCACCTTGTGCCTGCGGGATCTTGCCCAATAATCCCTGCCGAGGTTGGCGCATTGGGTGTGTTCGATGCGGTTCCCGCATAGGCGGTGCCATCGATGTAGAACGTCGGCGCGGTCGCGGTCGCGCCGATCACCATCGCCACCTGATGCCATACACCGGTCGAAAGGGTCGGATTGCCGGTTGGGAACAGCCACGCAACGCCTTCATAGAGGCCAATCAGCGCGGTGCCCGGATTCGAGTCATCGAAGGTAGTTCCCGCCGCACCGACTCCGAGACCGAATCCGTTTCCGCTCCCCAATTTAATGAAGCAACCCTTCGCGCCACTCGCCGGGAGTTTGACCCATGCCTCCAGAGTTGCGTTCGCATTCACCGTAGCCAGTAGCGTAGGTAGAGTGACCTCTCCGCTCGATCCGTTGAATAAGACCCCGGTCTCGCCGATGCCTCCGGTTGGAGATTTGTCGTCATAGACGATTCGCTCGTCTGGTTGCCAGTTGTTGGCCGGATTGGTCCATCTAACGCGCAAGGCTTGCGGCAAATTCGGAAACGCGAAGGTGCCCTTGAAGCCCCACGAATTGCGCGGAGTGAAATGCTGAACGATGGTCGATTGCGGGACATCCTGCACCACCGAGTAAAGCCCGTCGCGGAGTTGATATGCCGCGCGGCCGAGCGGCGCGACCATGCGCAAGGAATCAAAAACCGTGCCGGGTTGGTCAAGGATCCCGTTGAAGAAGTGCCCGGCGTTCTGGCTGTTGGTCCACCAGTTTTGCAGTGTATTAAGATCAATCCGGACGTCGGCAAGCGCTTGTTTGTTCGCCGGGCACTGCAGCACGTCTCGATATATCGAAGCCGGGTTGGAAGTTATCCGGCCAGCGAAATCGAAACTCGGGTTTGGCATCCACTCGAGCGCGGTCGCCGCTTGGTCCACCGGCTTGGCGCTGAAATCATCAAAGTAGACCGTCACGCCACCAACTGCGTCGGGATTGTGGTATGCAATCACGCGCATCCAGGAATTGCCGGCCGGAACGGTCACTTGCTGCGTGAATTGCTGGTATGAAGTAGTTGCTGCTCCGTTTGAGATGATATCGATCGAAGCCGGCGCTGGCATTGCGTTGACCGGGAAGTCCTCGGTCGCATAGAACATCACGCGAATCCTAATGCCTGCCGAGATCGCAGCTGACGCTTTGTACCATCCGGAAATCGTGAACTTTACGGCCGGCGGAGATCCGGTTGAGCCGTCCGAGCCATTAGGGAGAATCACGCACGGGATACTTTTACTCGCGACTGACGCACCGTCCGTACTGGCGGCAGTCTTTATCGCGAGCGCCTGCCCCGCGTTTTGGGTCTGGACGAGCTGCACAAAATCAGCAGTAGGATTGTCGCCCCCTCCCGGCGCGGTCATGAACGTGATCGACCATGCACCGGTTGCGTAGTTGATCGTTCCCGCGCTGACCGTAGGACCGACGATGTTTCCCTGACCATCATCCATGATGAAAAGCACAGTGGCCACAACGGCACTCTTCTTCCGGGTGTTCACCCCGGACGTCACCGAAGCCTTAGTGCCGCACGAAATGATCAACGAACCCGGCTGAATGGGCACCAATGGCGTTAGTTGCGGAGGTGGACCTTGAAGCGTGCCAGAAAAAGTGAGTGTCGAACCGTTGGCGATGCCGAGTTGATAGTCCGTTATCCACCGCTTGCCTGTAATCGCGTTATTAAATCCCGGCGGCGTATAAAAGTGCGCGTTGGCAGAGTCGAGCGTATACGACAATGCGCCAGCGCCATGATTGTCGTAGTCGTAAGTCCAGCCACCCGCACGATCCCTCCACTTATCGGTGGCGAGCGATGCCGCGTTGTAGTCGGGAAGAATCGAGGACGCGACACAGGTCAATGAATCGATGACGCCGTTGAGCTGGCGCGACGCGCGGATGCGAAGCGCCAGCAGCGCGAGCCCGCCCAGCGAGAATGGCGCCTGCGCGCGTATGGTCGTGAGCGAAGTCCACGTGCATACAGCGCTGTAGATAAGGTTGGACCAGTTGTTGTTCTGCGCTGCGAAGCGAATCAACTGTACCTGGACGTCGTACTGGCCGCGTGGTACGCGCCAAGTGTGACCGCGTCGGGCATGACCTTTGCCGTGCGAGGCCAGCACGATATCTGGCTCTTGAGTCCAGGCCCCCATGCTGCCGTGCAGCCGCCATTGAATCTGCAGCGTACATTGAATCCAGACCGCGTTGCCATTCGTTGCGTCGGTCGCGTTGTATCCGCTCAGAAATTGAACGACTACGTTCAGCTCGTCGGCGCCGGTGCCGCTGGTACGGTTATTTGAAGCAAAGGGAGTCGTTGTCGGCGGCGCCGCAGAGTGGTCGGTGTTGAGCACAATGCTGAAGTCGTCCTCGACCACCGAACCTGGATAAAGCCGAACCGGCGAGTCATCCGGGAAGCCCTCACGCAGTTCCCACTCGACGTCCTGGTAAGTCTCGATTGCGGTGTTCTCGATCAGGATCTGCGAGATGTCGAGCGGCCCGTAGCCCATCAGAAACAACATACGCAAGTACTGATCGCCGCCGACCAGCTCGATATACGGCGACGCTGCGTATTGCGGCGAGATCTGACGCGAGCCGTAGATTTTCGGAATCGGCGAGAACGGCGCCGCTACATTCTGACTGCCTGAGACCGAGAAGGTTCTCGGATTTGACTGCAACTGCGGCTGGGACGGCCCTGAGGGCGCCACCAGAGCATTCGTGATGAGGCCGCTTATCAGGCTGATGCTACCAGCAATCGTGCTGAGCGACGTGGCCACACCAGCGATCGGGCCGAGTACCGCGCTCGCGAACGCCGCCGCCGTCCCAACGGCGCTGGCTGCTGAGGCCGCGAACGATGAGATCGACACGAGGAGCGCGGTCAAAGAGATGGGCTCGCCGGGAGTTACTCGGATTGTCACGACTTCGCCGGCTTTGGGGAAGACACGCGCCCGCTCTTCCAGCGCGATCATCCGGTCATCGAGAAACACGCGCGCCGGCACACCAGGATCAACACCTATCGCGGCGAACATATCGGCGATTGAACCGCCGACCGGAACCGCCAAGTCGATGCGGCGCATCGAGACCGGCGACGGTAGAGCGATCATTCGGGCCCTATCGACCACCTCCGGCATGACTCTCCGGATCTCTTCAGGAACGGTGGTGAGCTCACCCAGCATAGCGATAGAACCCCATCACTCGGTTTCTCCAGTGAATCGAGTCGTAGCGCTCGACACTCGAATACGTGCCGTCGCGCGCATGCAGGAACTTTTGTTCATCGCGGCTAAGGACGATTCCTATATGCGACGGCTGGCCGTTGCATCGGAACAGAATCGAATCGCCAAGCTGCTCGCTTCCTGTCTCGATAGGCTTCCATTGCGTGACAACTTCGCCGCGAATTAGTGCGCCTACTTCTTCAAAATCGTGAGAGTTGGCGTAATCCTCAGAGTACGTAGGGAGCTGGTGACCGAATTTCTCGCGGTTGACGAGATAAACTAGCCCCCAGCAATCGACGCCGGCGCGATCGCGGCCGAGAGACTTGAACGGCAACCCGATATAGTCGTCTATCCAGGAAGGAATCACGCAGATTATCCCTGAACCCACACGCACCTTTTAGACGCCACCGGCGTCTGCATCCAAGTACGACGAATCCAAACACGCGCTTGGTAGATTGAGATCCAAGAGTCTCGACTTTTTTGCTGTGCTCAAGCTACACGCCAATCAAGAAGACGCCGGGCAGTGTCGCCGGCGTGACCAGGTCGCCTGGGAACGGTTCGTCCAAAAGTTCATCGAAGCGCAGGTCCGCGCTCACGGTGAATGCATCATACTCGACGTTCCTCATCGTCATCGTCCACTGAGCTTCGATTGTGTTCGGCGTCGAAGCCATGACGACTTGCATCAGCACCGTCGCGGGCACATTGCCGAGCGAGCGAACTGCGTTGATGACCGCGAGATCGATATTGTCGAGCGACAGGTTGGCGACCGGCAACTGGTCGCTTTGATCGTCGGGGATCGAAAATTGAAATGGACACGGAATGAAAGTTATGTTGGGCCCACCGACAACGCCGCTATTGCTGACCGTCGCGACTGCATCGCTAGTCAGAGTCAACGGCAGCGCGAGCTTCGGATGAGAAATCGTAATTAGGACGAGATACGCCTGGCCGGTCTCTTCGGCAAACATCGCCTGGAGCGCGGTCGAACTAAGCGTTCTCATGACAGGCTCTCAGCTATGCGTTCCGACCTTTCTGGGATCTGATGATTTGACATGGGTGTTCGACCTCTTATTGCAGTAAATTCGCTCTGTCGTAGAGGGATCAGTCAGAACGGTTTATGGCAGCACCTCAAGGCTGAGCTGGGCGCGCCAAAGCCGTGCCGCCGTCGTACCTCCGGCGTCCAACGTCCACTGGGGCGGTGCTACAAAGCGGAAATTCAGAGCAACGTCTGTGACAGGATCAGTCCAGGAAAAGCTGATTGAGCCCTCTTGGGTGTCATTGATCCAGAAACTGTCGAACGCTTGGCGTTGCGTCCCGTTCAGCTCGATAGGCACGACAAAGGTACGTACCACGGCGCTGAATCGGCGCCTCATCTTCGCTGGCCCGGCATCCATGGTTGTACGGAGCCTCCCGTCCTGACGTTCGTCGGTAAGAGTGCGAAACTGATTTTGAGGTAGCGTTCCGGGCCAAGTAGCCATAGTCAATTACCTCTGAATCGGCTGACGCGCGACACCGAAGGCATGTTTAATAGCAATCGCGCCAGCACCTCCGCGCTTCATGTCCTTTGCTACTGAATCGCTGACCATCTGTTGTAGGCCCCGTCCGCTCTTCGACCGACCGGTGGCTTCTTCTTGCGCACCGTAGTTATGTACTTCAACATTCACATCCGGGCTGAGAGAGTTCGACCTAGCTGCCGGAAGAGTGGCGGTCGCCCCTTCTCCGGCTCCTCCGGTATTGATACCAACGGGAACGACCAACTGGAGTTGCGCGTAAAAGTCGAAACTGCTCCCGCTGACACTTCCTGGGCAACTGCATTTCTTGACCCAGTCCTGCAATTTTGGACAGAGCGAATCCAAGGCATCGCCAAAGAGCCGCAACTTCTCGACCACGTCGTTCGGAGCTTTGAAGTCACCATCGTGCAGATTCTTGAGATCGCCTGACAGTGGACCAATTTTAGTGGTCAAGTCTCCGACTGCTTTGCTCAAGTCCCTGAAGCCGAGAAATTCTTTGAGCTGCTGAACGACGCTAATTCCGGTAGCAGTAGTTTCTCCAGCCACGTAATTTTACTCCTGCCCGACTTATGCGATACGGGCAATTGCTCTTAAATCGGGCTTTAATCCTCATTCTCTTTCGAAACCAATCTCTGCGCCTCGAAATGTTGAAGGGGTGCGCGACGGCTGAGATTCGTGTGCCTCTCCTCGTGATCGACCTACAGTCACGGTAATTTCCGGAGACCCGTCCTGGCCAACACCCTGTCGTACGACTGCGCCCTGAGAAGTATAGTTTAGAACGCGAACACGAGGGGGCGTTTTAGTCTTGCCGGTGTGCGACTTTCGCAAATGATGATGATGTAAGAGATTGCGAGATGGAGGCTCCGTCTTTGACCCACTTGAACCTGGACAAGGGCACCTCCATTGCCTTAGCTTAAGGGTAATTCGATCTGCGACTTTTCCCAAGTTTGCCAGATCCGACTCCAGAGTGCTGACACCCGTGACTAGAGGAGCTATCTTTTCGCCTAGAGCGCTCAATTTTTTTGCTGAGTCATCAAACTCCCCAAGCAAAAGGCTCAACAAGAAATTGATCGCGGCCAGCAGCACGATGTCAGGGATAACTACTGCTGTCGCTGCTGCAACTTCAGGAAGGAAAGCAACCGCCGCTAGAAGCGCCACCACTGCCGCTTCGGCCGCTTCCTCCGGATGAGTCGCCTGCCAATAAAAGAACGAGACAAGTCCCTCTAGTGCCGCTGCATCAAGGTTTCGAACATTGAGCTGTGGTGGAGCTTCAGATGAAGGTACTGGCTCGATTCCAATGGCAACAGGAGGTGATTTCGTGGGAGCGTCAGCCATATTACTTCTGTCCACCGTTTCGTAAGTTCGAGCGGGTAGCGGTCAACACTTCGAATTCTCTGGCATGCTCTGCGCGCTCCGCCGTAAGCTCTTCCTCGTTCTTGGACTCCTGAAGTAGACTGGCTAACGAGGGCAACCGTTCAGCACGGGTCAGGGCAGCCGTGTACCAACCGATGATAACTGCGCGTTGAACTAGGCGTTTTACTCTGGCAGCCGAAATCAATTCCAGCTCTGCAGGCGTGCTCTGCCAGAACTCGTCCAGCGACACACCCTGCTCCAGTGCTCGCGAGGCCGCGATGTTCCATTCATCCTCTATTGTTTCGCCGCTCCCCGAAAAGGGGTTTCGTCCGAGGCGACCTCCGCGGCGCCCTGTCTTTGACTTCCAGGAACGATCAATTGCAGCGCCTCGGCAACAATCTCTGAGGCTCTATTCAGTCCACCCAGGTCGTCGATAATGTCGCCGACTTCGTCAAGCGTGAAAGGCTCTTTTCTCTCCGGGCGCTTTAGTCGTGCTCCTTCGAGACCCGCCCACAAGAGAGTCTGAATCTCGACCACGCCTGCCTGTGCCGTAATCTCACGCAGCGCCTGCCCGAGCGCCTTCTGCACTCTGTATAAGGCATTTTGAGTGAAGCGAACGGTATATACTTTTGCATTCGCCTCGAACGTCAGCTCCTGATTTGGCATGTCTTTCTTAGCCTAAGGCGCAGCCCCCGGCGTCCAACCACCACTGACCTGCAGCGTGACAGCGACAGTGCCGGCGGCCGCCATTTTGAAATCCTCCGTCATCTGCGAGATCAGCGCCGTTGCATATTCAATCACGGCACCAGATTCTTGGCGCTCAACGATGATTGAGGTATTCGCCTTCCATGCGTTCCTGAGCGCCAAAAATGCCGTATCATTGGGAATGTACAGATTGTTCAGCGCGATAGTCTCCGAGCGGGCCCCCGCAATAAACGACTGTTCGGGTGAAGACTTGTCGCTAATGTCGACCATGGTAGCTTTGCGATCGAAAGTGACGCCCGTCTGAGAACCGATTGCCGTATAGACTCCCGGCGGACCTACCGCTGTCTGTGCTAGAAGCAACACGCTACTTCCATTGAGTGCCATTTCCGAACCTCCTTCTCTCGACTGTCTATTTTCCTAGGTGTCGACCCGAGTCATTCTAACGGCAGCAATCTTCAGCGAGGTCACGGCACTGTATGTGATGGCCAAATTTCCGTTACCGTCGTTGTAGACGGCTGCAGGAAACCCGCCTATGACGGCTTCGTCGCTCGCGGCAACGGTGACTACAACGTTGTTAAGGGTAATCGGGCCGAAACCCGACACGCTCGCTGACGTTCGCTGGGCAGTCACTGTGACCGTCTTCGAGGAAGTATCGTTATTCTGCACGAGCAGAAATGTTCGTCCGTCGTTGGGGCAAGAATCGCCTCCGGCGGTGCAAGTTGCCAAAGCCGCATTGCGCGCTA